GCTGCCAACCCTTGAAGATTTACAGTTACAGGTTTACCATTCATCTTAATAGCAGTATAAATCTCAGAAGCTGCAAATACATCTCCGCCATTAGAAGCGATATTTAAAACAATTTCTTCATCATCAGCATTTACTAAGGCATCATTAACTTTAGCTGGACTTGTATAATCGATTCCAAACCAGTCATACATCATTCCGTAACTATTATCAACTACATCTCCTTTAATGTCGATTACTGTCATCATTTACCTCCTTTCTAAGAATAATCACCATGACCACCTCCTTTCCTATGGTACTGGCTCATTACTTTGGCCAGTTGTCTTTTTATTTGTATTTTCAGGAGCTGGTAGGTCTTTAGGAATATATCCTGCTTCTTGCAAGATATATGTAGCTTGATTTTCAGCTACAGCACCCCATCTTGTAGCAGTACTAATAGTAGATAAGTAATTATCACCAAGAGGGTCAATAGCTGGTCTCATATTAACGCTTATTCGGTCGCTTAACTTATACTCCAATTCACTTATAGCAGGTCTTAAATAGCGATTTAATGCACTTGCGTACATTCCACTTATTTGTTGAATTGAGGATTGTTGGTCACCTTGTCCACCAATATAGCTGTCAGGAAGCCCATATACTTTGGCATATTGCTTAGAAGTCCAATCTGTTTGTGATAATAATTGAGCTACATTTGATTTAATTTCTAGTGCAGTAAATTCTTCAAGGTCATCTAATACTACAGGGCCACCACTTCTTGAACGTTTCATAAACGAACGAGAACGAGATGCTTTATCTTTATCACTAAGAAGCCCACCACCTTTAACAGTAAGTACACCAGGAACATTTAATGAACTATTCAATGAACTAATTGTTAATCTATCAGAGGCTCTTTGTATTTTTGATTCACGCCTCAAAGAGTAAAGTGGACTAATTCCAGTTTTACCACCATCGATTGATAGTAGTTTCATATGTATCAAATCGCTCTGTGGAGCTTGTAAAATAGGCTCTATTTTAGGGTCATCAAAAGTGATGTTGTAATACATTCCATTTTCATACTCGAAATAATAAGTATTCACTTGAGATGGTCTTAAATATTCCCATTTCATATCAGCGCCATTAGCATTTCTCCAACGATAAGCGAATGCTTCACCTCCTAAAAGTAACTGCGCAAACATTGATTGCCAAAACCCATGCTTATTAGCATTGGTACTTGGATTATCAATGATTCCTTGATTCTTTTTCTTTTCAGCATTGATTTTAACTATTGCTAAATCACTAGATAGTTGCAAGATAATAGAAAATAAGTCTGAATTTCTTAATGCTGCACGAGCTGAAACCCATTCATTATTATCACCAAGCAAACTTTCCATTATTTGAGCATCATTTCCATCTGGAAAATAGCTTTGAACACTACCAACTTCTGGCGGATCATTTGTTTGGTTGATAAAGTTTAATATTGGCAAAATCAATCACCTCCCTTCTTTTCTATAAACTCGGAAATTAATCCTGCTAAAATAAAAACAACTGATAAAGTAATTCCTCCAGCTGTTATATTCCACATAAACATTGTTACTGTTATGGTTACTGCAAAAGCAATAAACATAAGTACATCAAATATTTTCCAAATTAAAGAAAATAAGTTTTTAAAAATCTTCATCGAATCCCCAATCATCATCTATTTCATCATCAAGGTCTAATAAGCCAGATTCTTGGCTAGTAACCCATTCTTTTACTTGTTCTGGTGTCATATGCTCAACTTGCCAACTCTTATCATTTGCCATACCATAATCTTCAAAATGATTCATACCTTGATATAGAGCATCTATAATTGCATCAACAACGTCAATTTTAAGTGTAGCTTTTCGCTTATCTACTTGAATCCCAACTGAATCTTCACGCAAAACAGCATTTAATAATGCTTTTTCCATTATTTTGTCATCCAGACGGCTAATTGTTCCTTCAACAAATATCTTTTGCAAGAATTTAGTAGGATTCATCAATTCACTAGTCCATTGCTTTATAGGTTGTAGATTGAAACCAGTATTATTAAGCAACATTTGAATAACTTTAGTCACTCCCATAGAATCATAACCAAAAAACAAGACATCAAGAGCATTTTCCTCAACATATCTTGTTATCCATTCATAAACCTCATCATCGTTGATTAATCCTTGTTGATGACTTGTGATTGTACAGAATCCTTTAGTTTCAAGTTCTCTATAGTTAATACCATCTTGCTTTTCTTTGGCTTCAATTGATCCTGCAGCTTGAAA